CAGAATAACCACCAAAATTCTGCATCAGTATTAGCTGTAAAAGGTGCAAACGGAAGTGACGGTATTGTTTATTTAGGAGGAAATGAACTTTATGGTGGAGGTATTTTATTTCATGGTGGGAATGGAGTTACCCAAATACCATCTACATTTGGGAATGGGAAGACATCACTATATAGAAGTAGTGCATCAGTACCCTTCCCAGTAATAGACTTCCCTACAGATAATAATCATATTACGGTAAGGACAGAAAATGATCCTCTATCTGATTCTAATTTAGATTATTTTGGTATAGGTCCTACAGGTAATATAAAACCTTGGAGAAGAACTTACATGCTTAATGGGATACTTACAACGGGTCAAGGTAATGCTGTTTCTTTAGGTGAAGTTCAATCGTCCCAATCTGGTACTTATATAATAAAATTAACTGTAGGTAAATCTAATAATCAATCCCCAACTGACGTTGGGTCCATAAAAGAAATAATACAAACCTTTTATATAGATGCATTTGGAACTCCACCACAAGCTTTATCCAGTGGAACAGCACCAGGCCCTACAACAATAGCTGAGGGATCATACGGTAGTGGAAACGTAAACATCCAAATAGCCACCATTACAAACGGTTTTCAATTCCGCGCTAATGGTAATGTAGGAGAAAATATGAACTTAAATGGTTTTGCAGAAGTAACATTTTTTCCTAATAGCATTTAATAGTTTTTTAATAATAATATAATTTTAATAACAAGTTTTAATACGTATAAAAGATGACAAAATTACAAAGTGAAGAAATCAAAAAGGTTAATGATTTAAAAAATAAGTTTAATGAAACAGTACAAGCATTAGGTAGTATTGAACTTCAACTTTTAAACATCAATTTAAAAAAGGAACAACTTAAAATGGAAGCAGTCGAAATTCAAAAAGAAGAAATAGATTTAGCTAAAGAGTTAGAGGAAAAATATGGTAGTGGAACTATTTCTTTAGAAACTGGTGAATTTTCTCCAACTAAATAGACTTTTGACAGAAAACCATATATTTATTATCAAAATATAACAATTACATAACATGGCAGAAACATTAATTTCCCCAGGAGTATTAGCAAGAGAAAACGATCAATCCCAGATTACTTCTCAACCAATACAGGCCGGCGCAGCAATAATAGGACCAACAGTAAAAGGTCAAGTAAACATTCCAAGGCTTATTACCACTTATAGTGAGTATCAAGCCAATTTTGGTACTACCTTCGAAAGCGGGTCAGCAAATCAAAAAGGTGAATATACTTTCCTAACTTCAATTTCAGCTTATAATTACTTCTCAAATGGAGGTACTTCGCTAATTGTTACTAGAGTAGCTTCAGGTTCTTTCTCACCAGCAACTTCATCTAAGATTGCTAATGATCAAGAAACAGGACAAATTTTAGCTACAACTGATTTATTAGGATCTGCCGTAGGTGGTGGAGGTGGAGATGCTACATTCTCTGGAGTACCGTCTTTTACAGGAGGTACAGGAACAGGATTAACACTTAATGCAGCTGTAACAACAGCTGGAGGTGTTAAAACAACAACAGATCAATTACTTGCTAATTTAAATGCAGGAACAAACCCAACAGATGCCGTAGATGGATCTTACACAGTTCCATTAGTTGGAGGAAATGGAACAAATTTAACAGCTTCAATTACAGTATCAGGACAAACAGTTACTTCTATTACTACCCCATTAGCAACATCAGGTTCGGGTTACGCAGCTTCAGACGCTTTAACTTTCCCAGCAGGTGCTTTATCAAATGGTCAATTACTAACAACACAAAATATATTAGGTATATCTAATGGTGCTTCTTTAGCAATAGGAGCAGGTGGTCCCGTAACTGGAGTAGCTATAACAACCGTTACTGGAGGTGCAGTACAAACAGGAACAGGAGCAACAGTTGATATAACATCAGATGGAACAAATGTTTCAGCATTAACAGTAAATGGATTAGGAACAGGATATGTTACAGCTAATGTATTAACAATTACACAAGCAGATTTAGTTACAGCTGGATTTGCAGGAGCAGCAGCAGATTTAACAATTACATTAACCCCTTCAAATGTTGAATTATCAACAGCAGGAGCTTTAACACTTGATGCTGCAGATTTATTTTACGCATTAACAACTTTAAATGCTGCTACAGAAGGTACAGGATATGAAGTTGGGGATCAATTAGTAATTGCAGGTGGTGCGATGGGTGCAAATTCATCAGCATGTACAATTACATTAGTAGATGCTAATATAGTAGATGGAAATGCATTTATATTAGAATCAATTGGTCAAGGCCAAATCATGAACAGCACAGGAGCTGAAAATTCTCAAGGTGCTTTAACAAATGGGTCAACAAATAATTTAAGATGGGAAATTTCTTCACCAAATACCTCTTCAGGTACTTTTAGTGTAGTAATTAGACAAGGTAATGATAATACAAGAGCTAAATCAGTACTTGAAAGCTTTACTAATGTATCATTAGACCCAAAAGCATCAAATTATATTTCAAGAGTAATTGGTGATCAAACACAAACAGTAAAAGGAGTTGGAACAACAGATGTTTACTTACAAACAACTGGATCTTATGCTAACGCTTCAAGATACGTAAGAGTAAAAGAAGTTAATTTTAAAACACCAGATTATTTAGATAATAGTGGACAAGCAAAACCAGAATATACAGCTTCAATACCAGTACAAGCTTCAGGAACATTTGGGGATGCAGTGGGTAGTATTTTAACAGGAACTGGAAAATATTATGATAAAATTACAGCTGATGATACTCAAGGATTAGTTGGAGATAATTATACAACTGCAATTAATTTATTAGCAAATAAAGATGATTACAAATACAACATCATCTCAACACCAGGTTTAACTCAAGCAGATTATACCTCAACAACAAACAAATTAATTGCTAATACAGAAAATAGAGGAGATAATATTGTAATATTAGATCTTGAACTATATGCTAAATCTATTACAAATGTTACTACAACAGCAGCAAGTAAAGATTCATCATATGCAGCTTCATATTGGCCTTGGTGTATGGTAACAGATCCAGATTCTGGACAAAGAGTTTGGGTACCAGCAGGAACCTTAATTCCAGGAGTTTATGCTAATAATGATAGAACAGCAGAAGCATGGTTTGCTCCTGCAGGTATTAATAGAGGTGGATTAGGTCAAGTAATTCAAGCTGAAAGAAAATTAACTCAAGCTAATAGAGATCAACTATATATTAGTAAAGTAAATCCTATTGCAACCTTCCCAGGAAGAGGAGTAGTAGTATTTGGTCAGAAAACATTACAAAATCAAGCATCAGCTTTAGATAGAGTAAATGTTAGAAGATTGTTAATTGCACTTAAAAATTATATTTCTCAACTATCTGATAATTTAGTATTTGAACAAAATACAGCAGCTACAAGAAATACATTCTTAAGTCAAGTTAATCCATATTTAGAATCAGTACAGCAAAGACAGGGTTTATACGCGTTTAAAGTTGTTATGAATGATTCAAATAATGGACCCGATGTAATTGATAGAAACGAATTAAGAGGTGCTATATACATACAACCTACTAAAACGGCTGAATTCATTTACTTAGATTTCAACATTTTACCAACTGGAGCAGAATTTCCAGCGTAAAAGTTAAAAAGTATAATATTTATAATTGAATAAAAAAAATTAAAAAAACATAAAATGGCAGTATTAGATCCAAACGAAATATTTTTCACAGCATTTGAGCCAAAGGTAGCTAATAGATTTATCATGTACGTAGATGGGTTTCCATCATACATCATTAAAGGTATTAGTGGATTAGGGTTCGCACAAGATGAAATTACATTAAACCATATCAACACTTATAGAAAAGTTAAAGGTAAGTTAAGATGGAATGACATTACGATGCAATTATTTGACCCAATCACACCTTCGGGAGCACAAGCTGTAATGGAATGGGTTAGATTACACCATGAATCAGTAACTGGTAGAGATGGTTACTCTGATTTCTATAAAAAAGATTTAACAATTGATGTGTTAGGTCCTGTAGGTGATGTTGTTTCTGAATGGATCATAAAAGGAGCATTTATCAAAGACGGATCGTTTGCTGATATGAATTGGGACACTGATGGTGAAGCTCAAAACATCGATTTAACAATTGGAATGGATTACTGCGTGTTGAATTTCTAATAAGAAATTATATATTTTTGAAAAATAGCTTGGCTTCGGTCAAGCTTTTTTTTATATTATATATGTATACATGATAATTAAGTTATAACAAATAAAATTTATATGGAAGAATTTAAACTACCTACTGAAAATGTAGAACTACCCTCAAAAGGATTATTATATCTCGAAGACAACCCACTATCTTCTGGTATGGTTGAAATAAAATATATGACTGCTAAAGAAGAAGATATTTTAACAAACCAATCATACATTAAAAAAGGAGTTGTACTAGATAAATTACTACAATCACTTATAGTCAATAAATCTATTAAATATGATGATATTATCGTAGGAGATAAAAATGCACTACTTATTGCAGCGCGTATTTTAGGGTATGGTGCAACCTATGACTTTGATTATAATGGCGAAAAACAATCAGTTGATTTATCTACATTAGAAAATGTTCAGTTCAATGAAGATTTAATTACAAAAGGAGTAAATGAGTTTGATTATGAACTCCCAAAAATTAAAGCTAAAATATCTTTTAAAATATTAGATGGAAAAGATGAAAGAGCTATTGAAAGAGAACTTCAAGGACTTAAAAAGATTAATAAGGATGCTAACCCTGAAATGTCTACTCGTTTAAAATATATTATAACAGCCATTGAGGGAAACCCCGATAGAAAATCCATTAGGGAGTTTGTAGATAATTATCTGCTAGCCCAGGATTCCAGGGCATTAAGAAACTATATTAAATTAGTTCAACCAGATGTTGATCTAACTTTTTTTCCCGACGGAAGTGATGATGACGCAATCCTCCCCATTGGACTTAACTTTTTTTGGCCTGACGCTCGATAATGCTCCTGGAGTTAGAGTAAATGTGTTTAATACAATACACGAAATTGTATTCAATGGTAAGGGTGGATATGATTGGAACACTGTGTATAACATGCCTATATGGCTACGTAAGTTTACTTTTAATAAGTTAAAAAGTCATTATGATGAAGTTGAAGCAAATAGACAAAAGGCTAATAAAGGAAAAGGCACACAAATAGATTTAAACAATCCAACTAAATCCCAACCTCCAAAAAGTATATCACCCCCCTCTTACGTTTCAAAAAGAACGAAAAAATAGGTTTTTCTAATATTTATAATAAAACAAACCTATAATGGCTGATAATAGTTTAGATCCTAAAAAATACCAACAGGTAGTTGAACTTCTTAAAGAAATAAGAAGAGGTTATGAATCTCTAGGTGAAGCAAATCCTTTTACGGGTCAAACAGCACGTGAGTTTATCGATGCTATGGAAGACGCAGATGATGCTATTATTAAATTAGTTGATGGTGTAGATGATTTAGACAAGAAATTAGATAATGTTGGAAAAAATGCAAAGGGTTACTATGAAACTTTAATAGGGTTAAATGGTGCAATAAAAAAGCAAAATGAGAGCCTTAACATTACTAAAAGAGCAACTAGCCAAATTCAAGGAATTGCTGAAAAGTTAAAAGACGATCAGGAGGGTATTAACAGACTAAACGCTAAAGAACTTGCCCAACTCCAGCAAAAATACAAATCTCAACTTTCTAACTTTCAAATAGCTAATAAAGAAATACTTTTAGGAAAAGATGGTGAAAAATTAAATGAAGCTAATCTAAAAAAACGTTTAGCATCATTATTAGTAGCAGAAAAGATTACTGAGGGTCATG